TTCAACTATTTGTTCGTTATTAAACGGTTCAACTATTTGTTCGTTATTAAACGGTTCAACTATTTGTTCGTTATTAAACGGTTCAACTATTTGTTCGTTATTAAACGGTTCAACTATTTGTTCATTATTAAAGTGTTCCTTAAACATTATTGGTATAATATTTGATGACATAATATATATTATAATAGAAATAAAAAATTTTTAAAATTTATTATAATAAAAATTATTACATAATGACAATTTATTTATTACATAATGGTAAATTATTTATTATACTTACTTCAAGAGGAGGTATTATTTTATCAGGACCTGCATCGTGTATAATTTTAAATCCACCATCAATAACACATTTAATTAATTCTGACAAGTACATAATGGTAAATTATTTATTATACTTACTTCAAGAGGAGGTATTATTTTATCAGGGGCTGTATTGTGTATAATTTTGAATCCACCACCAATAACACATTTAATTAATTCTGACAAGTACATAATGGTAAATTATTTATAATACTTACTTCAAGAGGAGGTATTATTTTAGCAGGGGCTGCATCGTGTATAATTTTGAATCCACCATCAATAACACCTTTAATTAATTCTGACAAGTACCTTATTAAAACCGGAATAAATCCAGGAACAATTAAATTCATTGTATGTAAAAATAATAATATAATAAAAAATGTAATATACCATTGACCATAATTATTAAAATGGTTTATTATACCTTTTGCTGTCTTTAATGGATCAATATTTTCTTTTTTTTTTCCAAATGATTCAATTATTTGTTCGCTATTATTATCAAATGATTCAATGTTTTTATTAATCATTGTTGGTATACTTTTATTAAACATAATATATTTTATAATAGAAATAAAATTATTTATTAAATTGAATTTAATTTAAATCTATAATTAATAAATGATAAATAAATTTAATAAAGATTTTTCATATCCCGAATTAAACGATCCTGATTTTTTACCCAAGATTTTTAAAAAAAGAGAATTTTATTATTATCGTGTCCCACAACGTGATAAACTTGATACATACGAACAAGTTAAAAAATATAGAGCTGCAAATTGTAAGAAAGGTGAAATTGAACCAAAAGAACAACAGTCTATATTACCAAATTTTATAAACCCAAATACACCTTATAAGGGTGTAATATTAATGCACGGGGTTGGATGTGGTAAAACAATGACAGCTATTAGAGTTGCAGAAGGCTTTAAGGAACAAATTAAAAAATATAATACAAAAATATTTGTATTAGTACCTGGACCAAATACAAAAGAAAATTTTAAAAAAGAATTAATTAATAAAACAGGTAATACGTATCTTAAAAACAAGGAATCGTTAAATCAAATGACTAAACAAGAAGTAGAACATGAAAAAAAAATAGCAATATACAATGCATTACAATATTATAAAATATTATCATATAAAACTTTTTATAAAAAAGTATTAGGAGAAAAAATTATTGAAAAAAAAGTAGTTGGTGAAAATAAAATTAAATCATCATATCGTAAAACTGCAGATGGTGAAATTGAACGTGAAATAGTAGTTGATAAAATTAATAATATGAATAATACAATATTAATTGTTGATGAAGCCCATAATATATCAGGTAATGAATATGGAGAAGCCCTTAAAAAAATTATAAAAAACTCTGAAAATTTAAGAATTATTTTATTAACAGCAACACCCATGATTAATTTAGCAGATGAAATTGTAGATTTATTAAATTTTATCAGACCAGAACATGATAAAATTCAAAGAGATAAAATATTTACAAGTGACAAAAATTATACAATGAAGTTTAAATCAGAAGGATTAGATTATTTGCGCGACAAAGCACGTGGATATATAAGTTTTTATCGTGGCTCAATCCCATATACTTTTGCAAAACGTATTGATAATGGTGTAGTTCCAGAGGGTATGTTATATACACCTGTAATTAAATGTTATATGGAACAATTCCAATATAAAACATATATTGAAACAACACATAATATAGAAGATACATTAGATCGTGCGTCATCAGCAGTAAGTAATTTTGTTTTTCCTGGATTACATCCTGAAAAATTAGAATTACAAGGGTATTATTCAACAGATGGTATGAATAAAGTATTATCTCAACTTAATACTGATGGTCCAAAACTTCGAGCTTTAATTAATAAAAAATTATTTAATAATAAATTAACAAAAGGAGAAGAAGAAAATTTTATTTTAGAAAGTGATAGTAAAAATATAACTGGATTAATATTAAAATTACCATATTTAAAAACTTTTTCAATTAAATTTTTTAATATTTTAAATTCATTAAATACTTTAGTAGAGGGTAATAAAGGAGCATCAACTGCATTTATTTATTCAAATTTAGTAAAAGCAGGGGGTATGGAATTATTTTCAGAAACATTATTACAAAATGGATATTTAGAATATAACGAAGATCCACAAAATTATGACATTAAAGACGATACATTAGATTATAAAACAGGATTTACATTTTTAGAATTTAAAAAAAAAAATATAAATATTAATACTTTTAAACCTGCAACAGTATTATTAGTTACAGGAAGTATTGATGAAAATGGAGAGGATTTACCAGAAATTAAACAACAAATTATTCAAGAAGTTTTTAATAGTGTTAATAATACTGATGGTAGATTAATTAAATTTGTACTTGGTTCAAGAGTTATGAACGAAGGTGTTACATTAAAAAATGTAAAAGAAGTTCATATTATTGATGCATTTTATAATATACCAAAAGCAGAACAAGTTATTGGACGAGCTATTCGTGTGTGTGTTCATGAAGATGTTATTAATGATAAATATAAATATCCAGAAGTGGGTGTATTTCGTTATGCAATTTCACTAAATGACAAGTCTGGTAAATTATCTAGTGATGAATTATTATATCAAAAAGCAGAACTAAAATTTTTAGAAGTTAAGAAAGTAGAACATGTTTTAAAAGAAATTGCGATTGATTGTCCACTATTATTACATGCAAATATGTTTCCAGAAGAAATAGAACAATATAAAGATTGTGTTTATCCTACATTGGAAAATGTAAAGGCAGGAAAACAATTATGTCCAATGTTATGTGATTTTAAAAAATGTGATTTAAAATGTAGTTCAACAAACCTAAATAACAAGTATTGGGATTCTAAAAAAAACACATACAAATCTTTAACAAAAGAAGAATTAAATTACAATACATTTAATGACGACCTATCTAAATATGAAATAACATTAATAAAAAATAAAATAAAGGATTTATATAGATTTAAACATGTTTACATTTATGAAGAAATATTGAAAGAAATTAAAAATTCTTTTATTAATCATCAAGCAGCATTATTTGAAGAGTATTTTTTAACACAAGCACTAACAGATATGATGCCTAAAACTGAAAATGATTTTAATAATTATAAGGATAATATTCATGATAAATATAATAGACTTGGATATTTAATAAAAAGAGGGATTTATTATATATTTCAACCATTTAATGAAAATGAAGATGTTTCAATGTATTATAGAGAAAATATGAATTTAACACAACCCAATCAAGTTTCATTAAATAATTTTGTTAAACAAAAATTTAATGCAGTTTATAAACAAACAGAACAAGATCAAGGAAACCCTGAAATGACTAGAGAGTTAAAAGAAGAATATAATTTTGAAGATACATTATTTTATTATAATTCTCGTCTAGAAAATGAAACGGTTGGTATTATTGATAAGAATTTAAATAAATTAGCTTCGGTTGAAGAAGATTTATTTAAAATTAGACAAATTAAGGATAAAGCTTTAGTTAAAAAACGAGGAACAGGAATTCCAACGTTTAAAGGTGCTGTATGTTCTACATCAAAAGATAAACAAACATTAATAAATTTATTAACGAAAATATCAAAACTTGATGTAAAAATATCAAAAATCGATGCCGCTGAAATAAAGAGATTATCTGAATTAACCAGAGATGATGTTTGTTTAGAAATTAGAGATAAATTATTATATTTAGAAAAATATTCAACTACTGAAGATAAAAATAAAATAACATATATGATGATTCCGTATAATCATAATAAATATGAATTTCCATATAATTTACAAGATCGAATAAAATATAATATGGAAAAAATTAATGTTCTTTTAAAACGAAAAATAGTTTTTAAAAATAAAAAAGAAAATGAAAAAGGAAAAATTATTTACAAATTATCATTTGATAATGATAATTTTAGTTTAACATATAAAACTGAAATTGAAAAATTAGGATTTATACTTAAAAATAATATTTGGACAAAAGAATTAAAATAATTTTTTAATTTTTTATTCAAAACAGTCATTTTGGACAAAAGAATTAAAATAATTTTTTAATTTTTTATTCAAAACAGTCATTTGCATCTGGTCTAGAAGATATGAATGCTAAATATCCTAATCCACTACCACTACCACTACCACTACTAAAACATTCATCAAGAGATGGTGTAAATAATAAAGCTAAGTATACAGTAATAAATACAATTACACTGCTTGTGATTAATACTTCTTTATGTGATTCATAGACTTTCTTAATATTTAATAATACACTGTTTTTGGTATTTTTAAAATAGGTTGATAAAATTGATGGGATTATTAATGCTAATGTAAAATTAATTAAAGCACCAACAAGTGCGATTAAAATATATTCAGGGTTTTGGTGAGTCATGGTATATATATTATCATAGAAAAAAGTTTATAAATATTTTAAAAAATATTTTTTTAATTTTGGTGAATTACTTCTCAACTCATACCAATTTAATTTCTTTTTTTTTACGATTTTTCTTAAGATTTTATATATTAATTCATTATTTTTATTTAATGTTATTTCTTTAAATTCTGGATATTTAATAATCCATTTTAATATTTTTTCTCGAAAAAATATAGTTATATCTTCACGTAATTTACTATCTTTATTGATATTTTGATATTCGTATTCAACTGTATATTTTGATGGTGGTACTGGATAATATTTTTTAACTAATGGTTTATTCATATATATTATTTTAGAATTTATTTTTCCAATTTATTATATAAAAATTTTTTAACATCATCAATTAAATCTAAATCTTTATTTTTAATATCATATTTTTCAATCCAATAATTAATAAAATCTTTAATTTCATCATCAAAATTTATATGTTCTACAAAAATACGTTCTATATAATTACCATCATCTAATAATAATTTACAAATATTATTTAAAATATTATTATGTATTTTTAATATACTAATATTATTTGTAATCCAACAATTTAAAACTCTTTTTAAAGTAAATACATTATATTCTTTAATATTACTTTTTATCCAATAAATTAAACCATCAATATTATTAATATCATATATTTGTAATAAATCAGATGTATTTAATTCATATGGTGGTAATTGAATATATTCTTGATAATTATTTTCATTATTACATACATAATTACCCATGGTATTTAATTTATTATTTGAAATATGCATTTTTGTAAGACAAATTGGATTTGTAAAGTCATTTGAATTTATTGTTGTTAACGTAATAGGGTGTGTTATAACTGTATTTGGTGGTACATTTATAATAGCTTTAGATGTTAATTCATTTTTAATTGTTCGTTTGAACATTTTATTTATAATATTATAGATAATATATTTAAGGATTAATATTTTTAAATTAAATAATGAACAATTTGTCTATATCAGGATCAAATATTATTACAACAGATTTAAGTAATTCAGAATCAAATACTATATCAGATTCAAACAATGTTATGGAAAGTAATGCAGAATCAAATATTACTACATCAGAATCATATATTACTACATCAGAATCAAGTGATGAAGATGTAGAACATGAAAGTAATTTAGATCTAAACCATAATATTATATCAGAGTATAATGTTATTTATGAAATAGGAAGGGGTGGTAATTCTATTATTTGGTTAGCATATAACATAAATAATAAAAAATTTTATGCATTAAAAGTTCAAAATCCAGAATCTATAAATGAGGGAATATCAGAAATAAACTTTGTTAAAAAATTGCCTTTTGACCCAAATGTATTTAATAATATTATTACTAGTTTTATTGAAATTAGAAATAATAATAAATATTTAATATCAGTATGGGATTTACACTGTTCTAATATTGATAATTTACTTAGAAAAGGGGATTTAATATTATCAATTGACAATATTAAATATATAATGAAACAATTAATTATTGCAGTTGAAATACTTCATAAAAAATTTAATATTTGTCATTGTGATATTAAAACAGATAATATTTTAATTAAAGGGATAAATGATAAGGATCAATTTGTTATATCAGAATATATAAAAAATAATTTCAATGAACAATATATAAATGAAAAGAAACAATTTTTAATTAATAAAACAAAAATAAAAACAAATGATAAAATGAAAATTCGTATTGATATTCATAGAAAAATAATGGATAAAATTATAAATAATGATGATTATAATAAATATTCAAGTAATTCTATTAATCAAAAATATTTAAAAAAAATAGAAATTAGTTTAGCTGATTTTGGATTATATTGTGAAAAAAATGAATATTATGATGAATCATTTGGTACACGATATTATCAAGCCCCAGAAATAATTTTAATGGATAAATGTTCATACCCTATTGATATTTGGGCTATCGGTTGTACTTTTTATGAATTATTAACAAATTCATTTTTATTTAATCCAGGGAAAGATTCTAAATATTCACGAGATTATTATCATTTATGTTTAATTAATGATATATGTGGAGAGTTTCCATCAAGGTTTTTAAAAAAAACAAAACATTATAAAACTTTTTTTAATTCTAATTGTACAATAAAAAATAATAATCGAACAATAACACCTATTACTATTGAAAGAGATGATATATCAAGTAATGATAAAACAAAAATATTACAAATACTAACTCAAATGCTTGAAATTGATCCAACAAAAAGATTAACAATTAAGAATTTATTAAATAATACTTTTTTTATTTGAAAGGTTTTAAAAAAATATTTTATTAATTATATAAATATGATTAATAATATATATAAAAATAATTACGACGAACTATTATTACAAACAGACCAATCACAACCTCAAAAACATAAAATAAATTTATTTTTTTTAAATGATAATAATTTTATAGAAATGAAACTTCCTGTAAAAATAAAACAATACAATGTACGAATTGGTTGGTTACCAATTAAAAATAATAAAAAAACAAAATGGTACAGACCTATTAACGCAGATGATACTGATACATCATTGCATGTAGAAATACTTAGTATTAATGATTCAAAACAATATTATATACTCGTCAAAAAAAATCAATGTTTTTTTTGTTAAAAAAAATCAATGTTTTTTTTGTTAAAAAAAATTAATATTTGTTAGTTAAAGAAAATATTAATGAAAAGAATTTGATCCAGGACCATACGGATTGGATGTATAACTTGGTCCTGAATTCGCCGCAAACAAAGTATGCGAAGCGTATTGGATTTTTTTAGAGTTTGAATCTTGGTTAGAAGACCTTGTATCTCTGTTGTTTTGATTGTTTTGAATCGAATTGATAAATCCATTAAGGAAAGTATCTTTTGGCATGTCTACTAGTCTAAATATATGCGTCATAAAATATCTCTATGATACCAATATATTAAAGAAAATTCAATTTTTTTGTGTTAAAAATTACAAGATAGTGTTTTATCATTTGTTGCAATAGTCGCATTATCATCATCGTCATCATCATCAATTTTAAATGCTATATTAATATAATTACCTGATTTATTTGGTGGTCCAAATTCTTTTGACATAAATTTAATAATTTCGCTTTTCTTTGGAATAGTTTTAAAGTCATATGTTCTTTTATACCATTCTTTAAATTCATCACATAAATTATCTCTTTTAATTGTATCATTAATACTACTAGTAATATTAATTTTATCTGTAATAAATTCTGTATAATAATCATTTTCCATTTTATATTGATTGGTAAATGCCATAACTTCCTCTGGATCTTTAAGAATAGTATTTACTTTATATTCAGTATTATAAATATATATTAAATAACTTATAAATGTTGGTGCCCATTGATCAATTTTCTGTTTTAAACTTGTATCAAGCATAAATTCATTTGATTTTTTTGGATTGGGTGTAAATTTAGAACCAAAAAGAATTACTCGAAGACGACGCCACGTACCATCATCAATTGATGGGATTGTTGGCAATTGATTGCATGTTAAAAAGTATTTCATTTGTGGTTTAAATTCAATCATGTCGCCTGATCCCTTAAAAAGATCACGTACTAAAATTTTATCACCTCCTGTAAATTCTTTCATTACACCAACATTCATTTTTTCATCTTCATCAGCTTCTTGAAATACACCACATCGTCTTCCTTTCATACGTACTTTCTCAGGCGCGGTTTCATTTGATTGTCCTCGTTTCCTTGTAATAATAGTAATCGGACATGACATGTAATAATCTCCTAATGCTAAATACATTAAATCCATAGTTAATGATTTACCATTTGAACCACAACCAGTTAATATATATAATTTTTCTTCTTTAGTTGTTCCAGACAAACATGTACATAGTGCATTTAAAAAGTATTTTTGTACAGCTTTGTTTGGTAAAACTTTGTCGAAAAAACTAAACAAGTGAGTATTGTATGGATTTTTTTCATTCCATTTATGGTAATCGTTTTTAGTACTATATGTGATATAGTCATCGGGACGACCTTCTCTAAACATACTTTGTTCTAAATCATAAATACCATTTTCAAATCCAATCAAGTTTATATTTGAATCTAATTTTTGTTCAAATTCAGAATCATAAAATAGTCCTTTACATTCATCGATTAAAGTTTTCTTAAATGTATTATTCATTAATTTATCGACAATCTTATCAATTCTAGATCTTTTATGTTGAAGTTCTTCTTTCTCAAAACCATTTACATTAGTCGCTTTCATACTAATTTCTGCAATTTCACGATTATATTCATTTGCAAAATCTTCAGATAGTAGAATCTTTAATGTATAACCTTCCTCGATACGATGCCATCGATGGTTTTTAAATTCCCACCATATATTATTTTTTAATCCAGAACATACAAAACGATCTGAATATTTTGAATATACGCTTTTTGCTAAATAATATGTATTTCCATCTAAACTTTTCTTCATCATTGTTTTAAATTCTTCACGTGTAAATTCATCGTATTCTTTAGGATCATCTTGTTTAGCCCAATAAGCTAATGACCTAATAGTTAATACATTACCATTTAATGGATTCTTCATAGTATTCCACATCTTATTACATTCACCTTCTTTATATTTACGACCACTTTTTTTTGAAAACTCAATCCAAGATAATAATAAAGAATCGTCAATATTATGTAATGCAAGTCCTACACGTAACCAATCGTGATAATCAAAGGATCTTTTATCATTTAACATATTTGCATATATAATAGCTCTCCTAACATCATCTTCTTTTGATGCTGGGATTTCATATTTACTTTTTGTTGCATTAACATCTGAATTAATACCAATCTTATCACATTCTACATCAATATCAGACATACCATTTAAAAGTGGTGTAGAATGTTTTTTATTATTTTTTTTTTTTTGGATTGAAAAATAATTAATAAGATCATCTTCACCATAAACATAATCTGTTTCTTCTTTAGTATCACAATCATAACTTTTTTGTTTGGTATGATTATAAATTATATCCAAGTTTTTATCATACATTTTAGTTAATTGATACATATGACCATTCGGTTTCTTGCTTCCATATAAAAACCATGCATTTGTTGAAACTACAGATTTATCAATAATTTGTTCTGGTGTGTTTATATATGATGAAAATAAGTCTTCATCTTTACATAATTCTACAACAAAATGTCTAATTAAATGTCTGATTTTTTTATTTACTAATAAATCTTGAAATATTATATGAAATCCATCTTTATAAACACATTCTTTTTCAGTTGGAAGTTTTTTCTCAAATATACATATTTTATAATCAATGTTTGATGTATCTAAATATTTATCAATTAATTCAATATATTTTTCAGATATACTTGTTATCATATCATCATCATATAAACGCCCTCCTTTATAATCTTCTAATGGAATTTCTAAATCTATATCAATAATTAATGGTGCATATTCTTTTTGTGTCTCTAAAATAGCAATATCATCAACACCGTTTGCAATTGCATTTGTATAATGAGTCATAAAGGTTTTTCTTTGTTCATTATCTAGTATAAATTTACCATTAAACATACCATACGATAAATGAGATGCCTCATTTCTATTTTCATCAGTACATCTATGATCGTTTAAGAATTCGTGCACCTTATTCTTATATTTCAACTGTTTTTTAGGGTTAATATTAGTCATTGTATTAATTAATTAAAATAAGATTTTTTTATATATTATTTTCAATTTTTTTAAATCACTTGAAAATATGACTAAAAACATCAATAGGGGCTAAATATACGGATTTATACACAAAAATAACTAAAATCATATTTGTGAGTATAGTATAATGTTATTAGGGAAAATATTAAAGTTTTAAATATATAATAATTAAAATTGAAAATATATATTTAAAATATTAATTATTATATAATAATAATAATGAATAATGATAATATCTTTTGTGAAAAATGTTCTAATTTATATGATATTTCTAAATCAAATATTATAAAATTAAATGATACCCGTATTAAAATTGATAAAATATCAGAGGCGTTAAGTTTATTTGAAGAAAAAGGGAAATTAGTAAATTATAGTGCTGGTTTTACCAAAGAAGAAATTAATAAAAATAAGAAATATCAAAAAATGAACGATAGTGATAAAATTATATTTAATCAAATATTTGAAGAATTAATAAATTCTAATGCAGAATTTAAATGTTATAATTGTAATTTTTCAAAACAAATTGTAAAAACAACATTATTATATGAATTATCTATGGAAGACGTTGTCGTTAACATTTCATGTTTGGAAGAAAATGAATTAATAACAAAAGACCAAACACTACCACATACCCATGATTATTTATGTAAAAACATAAATTGTATTACACACAAAGAACCTAATAGAAAAGATGCTGTCTTTTATAAAGAAAATAACAGTTATAAACCAAATTATATTTGTACAATATGTTATTATAATTGGTAAAATAAATTAAAATTAATAAATTATAATTGTGATAGTAAATTAAAATTAATAAATTATAATTGTGATAGTAAATTAAAATTAATAAATTATAATTGTGATAGTAAATTAAAATTAATAAATTATAATTGTGACAGTAAATGCTCTTTATTTAATTCGTTTAAATTCCAAATTTCATATTTACCATTTGGTAAATGTCTTTTTAATTTAAAAGGAATAACATTACGTATAAATTCTTCTTCTGCTATTTTATCATATGATAAATGATGATGATTTTTAATTAATGCTTTTGCACCCATTGTTAATTGAATTGTTCTTTCGCCTAGAATTCGAACCATTTCATATTTAGTTAATCTATTTATACTAATTCTATTTTCTTTAGACAAAAATTCATTTCCAGTTTCACTTGGTATTTCGACTTGTTCGTTATTTTCAAAATAGTCATTATCATTTTCAATAACATCATTAATATCACATTCTTTATTATCTTGTTCATTTATTTGGTCAGTTATTTGTTCAGTTGTTTCTTCATCATATTCCTCGTCATCTTCGTCATCTTCATCGTCTTCATCATCGTCGTCGGTATCGATTATATCGACATCATCATATTCTTTTTTAGTTGATTTTTTAGCCATTATATATAATTATATATAAATAAATATTTTTTATATCAATTTTTTTATAAAACCCTTTTTATGAGATTTATCACAACAAAACTAAAATTATAATTATTTTCTTTTATATATTAATGTTAAAATTGATTAAAGAATCTATTATAGTTGGGATAGTTACTGCAATTATTGGCAGTATCATTTTTTATTTTACAATATATAAAATTAAAAAATGTAATAATAATAAAAAAAATAATAATTTTAATAAAATAATAATTGCTTTTTTTATGACTGGTGTTGTTTTACATATAATATTAAATAAATCTGGATTTAATAAATGGCAATGTGATAAACAAACAATGACTGGGATATGTAGATTATCAATGTTATGATATTATCAAGTTTTCAATTGATTGTTTAAGTGTATCTATTATTGACAAATCAATACAATATATTCTAATTATATATTCTTGATGTTTTTGTGTTAATAGTAATGAAAAATCACGAACTTTATTATCAGTTAATAGTGTTCCTGTTTTTAAATTATAAAACTTGATATGGTTTAATGGATTTGTTTTACCACCAACATACCCAACCTTAAAATTAAAAATTTTAAAAGCATCTGGATTAAATTGACTTTTTAATATTTCTTCATTTATTTTACATGGACATGTAGATATATGTTGGAAAACTAATTTAGGTAATTTACGATGATTTATATCATGAATAATTTGTTTAATAGGTTCTGTGGTTTTGTTATGCCAAACAAACGAATCTACTAGTTCTAACATTTTTTCTGGATCTAATAAATAATTAGAAATTTTATGTTCTTTTTCAATTTCTAATAATAATTTAATCATTAATATTTCAACTCCTTTTACAGCTTTATGATTATATATTTGTCTATGTAACCTGTACCTCAAGAAAAACATTTGATATATATCTTCGGAACATTGGTGTGAATAACATATTTTATTATCAATTACTCTTGCATCATTAATAATTCTTGTATAATCAAAACCATATTTCAATCCAACTGCTTGTGTATCTCTTGTTAAATAATCAAATTTATCAACATCAATCGAATTTACTGGATTAGATATAATATGAAATATCCATTTTCCAATTTGATATTTGCTATTCCATTTAGTATATTCTGATTCATGTGGATTTATTAAATCACCAATTACTTTTATTTGTTCTTTATTTAAATTTATTTTATTTTGGTCAACTAAATAATTTAATAAATATATTGATCTATTTTCATGAACTGTATTTTTTGTTTTTGATTTTATATCATCATAATTTGGTAGATTAGATAAAAAATAATCATCAAATAAATGCGAAAACATAACATGACCTAAATCATGACACAGTCCTGCTATCCCAACCAACTGTATGATTTCATCTGTAATATTTAAGTCTGGTTGATTTTTTGCAATATTAGATATCATTTTTGATGCTAAATGATATGTACCAATTGAATGCTCAAATCTTGTATGTGTTGCAGTCGGAAATACTAAATATAATACCCCTGTTTGATGAATATATCTTAATCTTTGAAAAATAGATGTATCTATAATAGATGTTGCTAAATCATCTATTGTTATATATCCATGTATATTATCGTAAATTATCATTAAGTTTATTAATTATAATTATAATTAATAAAAATATCAATTTTTTATTCATCTTCAGTATCTTCATCGTCTGTATCTTCGTTATTACTAATTTTATTACTTTTAATTTCTGGTATAATATATTTATTATTAATAACTGGTTCATTCACAACAGTTTCAGAGTCATTTGATAATTCATGAATAGATAATTCATTCATGATTAACTTGAAATATTTTACTAATGGATGACTACCAGACGATTTATTATTTAAAATCATGGTTATCATTGGTTTATATTGTGTTGGATTTGAAAATATTTCAGATGGAGTTGGTATTGGTATTTTAAACATTTTTTTTAATTTAGTATATTCTTTAAAAATAATTTTACTAATATTTTCATTTTCATCTGATTTTTTATCACAATAATTTACTTTATTTCTAGCTGATGTTAGTTCTTTAATTCTTTCTTTTAATTTTAAAATATTATCATCTATAACAACTTTATTAACTTGATCATTAATAACAACCTTAATAATAATCTTATCAGAGTTTTTGTCATATTCTACTAATTCAATATTATAATTCAATTTAATATATTTTTTTTGTAATTCATCTAGATTTATTTTATTATTTTTATCCATACTTTTAATACTTTTTTTAAATTTATCAATTGCCATCTTGGAATTAAAACCACATTTATATCCTTCGATATGTATATTTTTATTTTTTAATTCGTTGTTAATCATATATATATTATTTATTAAATAATATTCTTTAAATAATATTAATTTAATATTATAATAATATTAAATTAATTAAAGAAGCATTATTTATTAATAATAAAAATGGTTAAAGATGATACTTTATATAAAAGTTTAGAAATTGAAACAAATGCATCAGCAGGTGATATTAAGAAAGCTTATAATAGATTATCAAAAATATGGCATCCTGATAAACATTCTCAATCTGATGATTCTAAACAAACAGAAGCAAAGGAAAAATTTCAAGCAATTAATCAAGCAAAAGAAATCTTATCAGATCCAGAAAAAAGAGAATTTTATGATAATCATGGATTGGAAGCAGATATGAATAATCAATCAGGATTTGATGGATTTCCTTTTGGAGAAGGCGGCTTTTCATTCGGTGGTGGTGGTTTTCCTTTTGGTATGCCAGGTATGCAACGACAACAACAACAACAACAAGAAAATATAATTCAAGAAATTAATGTTACATTAGAACAATTATATAATGAGGCATCTATGGATGTTAATTATAAATATAAACAAGTTTGTGCTAAATGTTCTGGTGAAGGAACTAAAAACTGCAAGAAAAGTAAATGTATGCAATGTGATGGTAAGGGAGTAAAAATTAATATTATTAAAAGAGGTCCTATGATGCAACAAACAGTAGGAAATTGTAATTTTTGTAAAGGTACTGGTGTTTTTATTGAAGATAACAACAAATGTGATGTATGTACTGGAACTCGTTATATTATTAAAGATAAAAAAATATCTATTCCACTTAAATCTGAATTATCTCATGGTAGTAGAATTTCATTAGAAGGGAAAGGGCATCAATTAAAAAATATTAAAACAGATTTAATATTGAGTATTAATGTTTTAGAACACGATAAATTTAAACGTTTAAATAATGATTTATTTATTACAATTGAATTGAAATTATACCAAGCTTTATTTGGGTTTAATAAGATAATTAATCATTTAGATGGTCGTAAATTACATATTAATCATTCAGGAAAAACAGAATTTAATTGCACCCGCAAAATTGTTGGTGAAGGATTAAAAAAAAAGGGAGATATTTATATAAAATTTATTTATACATTACCAAATATATCATCTGAATCTAAAAAACTATTGAAACCAATTCTTCAAGGAATTGATAAACATGAAGTTCAGTCTGAAAATGTTATTCTTAAAATACCAGATTTAGTTACTACAAAATTAGCAGATTGTAATGTTGATCATTTATATAAAATACTTGATGGTAATAAACAAGATAATAGACACAACAGTCAGCATGACTCATCACAACAGTTTTTTGAACAAGAAACATCTCCACAACAACAACAATGTCAACAATCCTAACAAGTTTGTTTTTAACACTAATTTTAAGTTTAAATATATTTAAATTTAAAATTATTAATTTGAATACCATATTAGTCAATATTATATTTTGGTTTTCCAACATCAATTCTACATATTGGACATTTATGATTATATTCGGTTAAATAAGAAATAATACAATCCTTGTGGTATTTATGATTACAATTTAGAGTTATGATTGTTTCATCTTTTAACATATTACTCATACACATACAACACATTATATCACTATCTGATTCAAATATTTGTGTATCTAGATTTTCAATATCTTTGTCATCTGTTGTAACAATAACATTTTCTAAATTAGATGGATTTACTACATTATTTTGACCAAATTCAGATTGTATTAGTTCGTGAATATTAATTTGAACATGAAATGTATTTGGTATAATGTTTTGATTATTGTCTAATATATTAATTGAATTTATTGGTATTTCTGTGATAATATTAGACTCGTTAATAATTGTATCTAGAGAACCAATAATTTGATTTATATTAAAGGGACCAATATTATCAGGCGGAACTATATTATCAGGTTGATCAGTATTATCAGGCGGAACTATATTATCAGGTTGAACTATATTATCAGGTTGAACAGTATTTTGTTGGAGTATATTATTAAGTATTAATTCAAAAATATTATTTATTGCATCAGATTGTGTGTGTATTGAAACCTGTTCAATAGTCTCTAATGGTATTTGTATATTAATATATTGATACAAATTATAAATAGTTTGATTAATTTCTGATAATTCAGACTCTGTAATATATATTTTTAATTGCCTAATAATATCCAATTCATTGTCATATGTTGATTGATAAACAATTCTGACAGCTGATAAATGTTCGCATAATTCAATATTTTGTGTAATATCCATTTATATTATATTATATTTTATTTTATTATATTATATATATTTCAATATTTTTGTATAATATCATAAAATTGAAAAATAAATATTAAAGATATAATTTTTATTATAGTTAATGGATATTGAAATTATAATTAATGATTTAGAATATAAATATTATACAAATATAAATACAACCTTATCTAAAAATAATGTTGAAATTAATTGGATTATAACTCATATTAATAAATTAAAGGAACTTGTTAATACTGATACAGAATCGAATATAATCAAAAAAAACGAAATTATCGTGGTAAATACACCTGATGATAATAATAATTTATATAAAAAATCATGGTCTAAATTAAATGCAATTCATAAAATAATTAAGGTAAAAGAATTTGTTAATAATATTATTTTTGATAATGAAACAGAACGGGAAATATTAAAAGACGAACTTGTTAATTTGATTAAAATTAAAGTTTTAACAAAAAAAGATAAAATCATGTACGATGAAGAAAATGGAAAAATTATATCATTAAAACATTTACAATATAAAGATGGAAAATATTTTTATTTACAAGAATAAATAATATTGATTAGTTTAAATACTATTTTTATTTATATTATCATAAAAATATTGATTTTTTATTGGTTTAAATACTATTTTTATTTATATAATAATGTCATTTGAAAATATGGATAAAATATTAAATAAAACATATGCTTTACTTCAAGCTAATAATTATACTAATTTAAATTTTAAAGAACTTCAATGTGTTAAAATTGATATTTATAAAGAATTATTAAATGATTTTTCATTAATAACTCTAGAAATTGTTGATGAAATTTTTAATAGATTGACTAATATAACATATAATATTGAAGATAAAATATCTCTTGATAATGGAAAAAATAGTTTTAGAGAATTTGAAGAATCTTTTTCAAATATTAAGGTCCCAACAAAATATAAAAAATTAAGTGATCATTTTGATAAATTACAAAAATTACCACAACCCGCACAAAGATCACAAGAATGGTATGATTATAGATATAATCGAATAACTGCATCAGATATGGCTGCAGCTATAGATTTAAATCCATATGAACATGTTGAATCATTTATTCTAAAAAAATGTGATCCAAATTTTCCATTTTATGATAATGCAGCTGTTTGTCATGGTAAAAAGTATGAAGCTACAGCAACAATGATTTATGAACATATATATAATACTAGAATACATGAATTTGGTGCATTACCTTCTGAAAAATATAAAATTTTAGGAGCATCACCAGATGGTATTAGTTCGCGTTCTACACTCGATAATAAATTTTCAAAAAGATTAGGAACAATGTTAGAAATTAAATGTCCTGTTACAAGAGATATTCATACATCTGGAAATATTATTGGTGATATTTGTCCTTTTTATTATTATTGTCAAGTTCAACAACAATTAATGTGCTGTGACTTGGATGTATGTGATTTTTGGCAATGTAAAATTACTGAATATAAAAATCGGTCAAAATATTTATCAGATGACTGTAAATCATGCATAACTACTATTGGTACTGACTCTGAAAAAATAAATGTTGATGACAAGTTAAAAAAAGGAATAATATTAGAATTTTATCCAAAACAATTTATTCCAGAATTTGATGGTGATTTACCTGAATGGAAAAGTAAATATATTATTCCAAAAAGATTAGATATGGATGATGTAAATTATAATACATGGTTAATAAAAACATTAGATGAGTATAAAGAAGAATATCCAGATATTAGCAAAGATTATTATTTTCATCGTATTATTTATTGGAAATTAGAATTATCTCATAATATTCCTATTCATAGAGATGATGTTTTCTTTGAAAGAATAATGCCAATATTGGATGAAACCTGGAATAAAATAGTTTATTATAGAAACCATTTAGATGAATTAGACGAATTACATAAAATAGTAAAAAAAAGAAAAAAATATATTAAAATGTTTTTAACATTTAAAATACATAGTAGTGATATTATTAAAAATAAATCATTGATATTAGATCCAACATTTGATTGTATGTCATTATATGTTGCTCCTATTGTCAAAAATAATTATTATAATAAAAATAATAATTATATTAAAAAAGAAAATAGTTTTGAACATGATGATTTAATTGTTGATGATTGTGATTTTATAGATTAGATTTATTTTATAATTTTATAAGGTTGTTTCTTTCTAAGAACTTTTCTTTGGGGCTTTTTTAGAACTTTACTTTACGACACTTTTAGAAACCTTTTTAGGGGCTTTTTTTAGAACTTTACTTTACGACACTTTTAGAAACCTTTTTAGGGGCTTTTTTAGAACTTTTCTTTACGACACTTTTAGAAACCTTTTTAGAAACCTTTTTAGAACTTTTCTTTACAGCACCTCCAGTCATTACCGCTTTATTGGAAACCTTTTTTACCACTTTATTGGAAACCTTTTTTACCACTTTCTTGGAAACCTTTTTTACAGCTTTTTTAGAAACCTTTTTAGAACTCTTTTTTACCGCTTTTTTAGAACTCTTTTTTACCGCTTTTTTAGAACTCTTTTTTACCGCTTTTTTAGAACTCTTTTTTACAACTTTTTTTGATACTTTTTTAACTGCTTTCTTTCCACCTCCTGTTAATTTCATATATTTTTTTTCACCAGCAGCAAGAGAAGATGAACCACCTCCACCTCCACCTCCACCATCCTCAGCAGCAGGACCAGAAGCAGGATGAGCAGGAGCAGCAGCAGTAGCAGGAGCAGAAGATGAACGATCAGCATCGGCAACAGGAGGAGCAGCAGCAAGAGAAGATGAACCACCACCACCACCACCAGCACCACGTTCATCATCATCATGAACAGCATCCTGTACCATTCTCTGTACACTTTCAACAATATCTTTTATACCATCCTCGGTCATGTTTTTCCATAAAAACGCATTAAAAAGATCGTATATTCCATGAATAATACCACCAGTAGTCAATATTGGAACAATTATAACAAAATGCTTGGAGGATGTTGGGTCATCTGGGTTTTTATTTGTTGTTTTAAACATTGTATATTTTGCGGTTCCGTTGTCTTTTTTTATACTTTGTAATATTGATCGAATTTCTAATTCACCCGACTCTATATTACACGTAATACCTCCTGATGTTAAAAGCTTACTCGCTACATCCGTTGGTTCTAAAATATCACCGATATTTATAGTTTTAAGAACTGTTTTTGAGTCTTCGTCTCGTTTATAAACTACAATAATTGTATCAAATGTTGGACTACTTAGAGATGCCATATTATATATATATTATAGTTTAGATAAAAAAAAATAGTATTTTTTTTAAAAATTTTTAAATTATTATTTTTTAAAATAATAATTTAAAATAATTAATGATTTTTAATTATTAAATGATTTTTAATTAATATTTCATTTCCTGAAATATTATCAAATTTATAATCAGGTGTTGCACCTGCTTTACCAGTTGGATTATATCTATATTTAACCATTTTATTTTGTTTTCTTTTATTCAATTCTTCTAATTTAGATAATCTAATTGGATCTATTTGTGTTCCATAACATTTACAAGTAAAATCTTTAAAAGGTGATTCATCAACAATTGATTTATTATTAGAATTTAAAAATTTATTTTTTGCATTATAAAATTTGCCAATTAAATTTAAATATAATTTAGTATTAATAGAATCTTTATTAATATATGCTAAATAATAATCAAAATATAAATACATCATAACCAAGTTATTAGTTCCAAATGTTGTTGTTTTAATATCTGAATAATTATAAACAATACATCTTTTATTACTTCCAAATAATCTTAAACATAATTTATTTTCATGATAAAATTCAACACGTCTATCCATAAATGTAAAAAATGGTGAAAACTCTTTCACTGTTATTTTTGTTTTAAATTTATCTTTTAATATTTTATAAATATCCATAGCATCTTCTTCAAGATCAATACTGATTAATTCATAATATGGATAATTATTTAAAGCATTTTTTGGAATACTTTTTTTAACATAATAATCAAATCCATGAAATCCAACAACAATTAATTTAGAATTATGAATTATTTTTTGACATATAAAATCATTTATATCTTTGTTTTCTGATAACTTTATTTTTAAATTATTATTAGATTCATCAATTGGATAATACTTGAATATTTTTTGAAATCGTAGTATTGTTTTATCTAATCGCCAAAATGATGTAAGCGGGTCAGTAAAAATACGAAATGCATCAACCATCATCATATGTGGATGTGTGCATTTTATATCATGTGCTGTAATAATCGGCATTGTATTATATATATGTGTTGGTATATATGAAATATCACAATAATTTAAAAAATTAACATATATTTTATATGTACCATTATGCATACCTTCAATAGATTCAATATTATTAAATTTATGACTATATAATTCCTCTGTTAATTCAATTAAATCATCAATTGGATATGGTGTATAAAATTCAATATCTGCTAAATCTGGCCAATTATAAAAAGCTCCATTTATTTCTTTATAAAAACCATCTTTCTTATTTTTATTAATTATTAATAAATTTTGTGCATACCCACCATATACAACTCTTTTTTTTCTTTTTATAAAATCAATAATTACTTTACACACTTGAGATGATTCGTCAAGTGTTGGTTCGTTTTGTTTCTTATATTCATATATTGCTTCATCTTTTATTTTATTTATATTTTTATCGATATCAACTATATCTTTTTGACGATACATTTATATATTTTAAACTAGATATAAAAAAATGTTATTTATTGAATAAATCATCAAGAATCAAAAACTTCGCAAAAATTAGGTTTACTAACAAATTTTTGTTCATAATCATTTAATTTAAAATCATTTTCGTTAATTTCTTTATCTTGTACTTTATCTTGTACTTTATCTTGTACTTTATCTTGTACTTTATCTTGTACTTTATCTTGTACTTTATCTAGTATATTTCTAACGTCAATAGTTTTACCACGTTTACTTTCATCATAAAAGGTTTCCCACGTCAAGTTATCATTGTTTTCTAATTGTTTAAATATAGCATATTTATCTCTAAATATTTCAGGGATTACAAAAGAACTATCTATTTTAGTATTTTTTTGTAATTTATAATAAATAACAATATCATTATCATATATATTTTTTAATTCAGCCATTTTTTTTTTTTGAACATTAAGCATATTTAATTTATGTTGAATAATAATTTTATTTTCTGCTAATTTTAATAAATTTTCTTTATTTTTTTTATCAATATCTTGTTTATTAATATCTAATTTTTTCTTTATTTCATCATTTTCTTGTTCTTTTTTCTTAATATCTAACAGTCTATTTTTTTTATTAATATTTTCTTTATGAATATTTTTTTCTTTAATATTTTCTTCTTTAATATTTTCTTCTTTATTTATAAAAACTTTAATTGTATTAGTACAACAACAACTATTAGATGTATATACAAGAATGGTCGCAAAACCATACATTAAATTATTAGATAAACATGATCTAATAAATAATTTAGCCTGGGTAATATCATTATATACCCCAATTATATTTAATTTATATTTAATTACAAAAGTTTTCATTACCATAATTAATTAACATTCTTTTATAATCATTTATAAGTTATTATAAATGAAAATTAATTTAGATTTTATAAATAAAATTTTTAATTTAAAAATAAAAATAACTAATCAAAAAGATAAAGATAAATTATCAAAATTTGATGATTATATCCCAATGTATGATATTTATAGTCAAAAAATTTATTTAATAAATAATAAAAATATTCATCATAAATTAATAGAATCACATTATCGTTTTATTAATGATGAAATATCAGGATGGTTAACAAATTTATATAATAAAAATATTAAAGATCCTATATTATCAAAAAAATATAAAGATAATCTTGATATTATATCAAATTATAATTTAGAGATATTGCTCGATACATCATATAAAACATTATATAAATATTCTCTAGAATTAGGATTATTAATTAGTATCTGTAAAAGAAATAGTTTTAATCCTTTTATTCACCATCTTAAACCATATTATACTAAATTAGAATTAATTAAACTTGGACAAAATATGAATATTATTAAAACTGACATTGACCCAGAAACGTTAACTGATCAAGATAAACATTATTTAATTTGTAAACAAGTTTCTAAAAACGATGTTTCATTTGATGATATTTTTAAACATCATGAACATGTGTTAAAATTTAAAATAGAAGCATGGGTGTGTTTTTATAGTTTTATTGGGTCGTTTTTGTTTAATAATTTTTTAAGAATACCTTCAACAATATTAAGTGATAATTATTATCAAGGATTATATAAAATTGTAAAATGTATGGAACAAGCACCTGAATTATCAAATGATTTTGATATATATAGATTTATTTGGGATGATTCATTTATATCAATTTTAAATGAAGGTGATATATTTACAGATCCAGGATTTATGTCAACTACAAGAGATCCGTTTTATAGTCCTGGAATTAATGGAACATTTGGATTAATTTTAATTAAAATAAAAATACCAAAAAATAAAAAAGGGGTTGGTATTTTTATTGAAAATTTTTCATTATTTCCAAAAGAAGAAGAATTTCTTATATCTCCTTGTTCTAAAATTAAATTAATTTCTAAAAATAATAATTTTAAATATTACCATACAAATCAACAATTTGAAAAACTTATTAATAGAAAATATGAATTTGAATTAATTGATAACGGGTATGAAGATTTTTATAATGACTATAAAATAAATAATCAAATAACAAATCAAATAAAAATCAAATATACTAATATAAAAAAAATATTATTAGATGGAACAAATAGAATTAATATTATTAAACAATTTATAAAATTATATTCTATTAATAAAAAAATAGATTTAATATTAGATAATCATAAATATTCTTTTAATTATCACTGGTTTGATTCATCAGAGAATAGTTCTTATAAAAAATTTTATTATAATAATATTAAAGATGGGATATTATTCTCATTATTTGACGAAAATGGATATCCTTATTTAAATATAGAATGTGGTCAGTGTTTAGTAATCAATTATATTAATCAATTATATTTAGGTGAAACAAATATTGAAATTAATAAAGAACTTGTTGAATTAATATTTTATTTTGGAAAAATATTTTATTATACAGAATCATTAATTTATCATAAATATACAACATTTAATGTTTTATTAAAAGATAAAAATAAGATTTTTACATCATTTTATTTATTTAATTGGTCTCTTTATAATTATTTAAAAAATGGTGTTAAATATTTAGATTTTAATCCTTTTATTACATATGATATTGGTTATTGGTATCTAGATGAATATTTTAATAAAAAAATAAATACTGATATAATATTAAATGTTAAAAATAATAAAGATTTAATAATAAATACGTGTGAAACTAAGTTTGAATATTATCCAAAATTATGTTCAGAATTAGATATAAATATTATTAATAAATCTTATGTAACATTAAATATTAGCGATATGATACAAGCATCTGGTGAAATTCTTTTTATTAAACCAAATATTGAATATTCTGAAGATAATATCAATGACAAAGATTTTAAACTTATATTTAGACAACCAATACGTCGATTATAATTATTTTAAAAAATAAATAAATTATTTAACCTTTAAATTAATTATTTTCTATTGTTAATAAATATGTTAATTAATTATTTTTTTATTGCAATTATTATAATCATTTTTATTAACCAGATTAATGATATTAATAAATCAGATAATAAACCAGATAATAAATCAGATAATCAACCAGAAATTTTGTCTGAAAATAAACAAGAAAATAAACAAGAAAATAAACAAGAAAATAAACAAGAAAATAAACAAGAAAATAAACAAGAAATTAAACAAGAAATTAAACAACAAAATAGAATACAAAATAGAACACAAAATAGAACACAAAATAGAATACAAAATAGAATACAAAATAGAACAAGAGAGAACAAAAGACAGATATCTGATGTACAAGAATTTGATCGTCCATATCCATGGTCTAAAATTATTTATAATAGTGGTGCAGAATATCCTTATTTATATTGTATAAAAATTATAATCCCATCTTTAAATGATTATGAAAAATGGAAACAAATAATTCCTAATATTGAAATTGATCCACTTTCAAAAGAACTAATAATTCCAAGTAAAGACGAAGCAAGTGCTTTAGCATTAGCTAATTTAATATGTATTAATTTATCTGGACAAATGACAATTCAAGAAATATTAGATAAAGATTTAATAAGAATTTCGATAAGAAAAGCCAAAAGTCATCAAGTTGTTAAAAATAAATTAAGAGAACAAATAATGGAGTGTTTATATGGTAAATCATTTAATACAGTTCAAACAAAATATGAACAAGATCTAGCAAAACATAATATACCATCTGATAATAATAAAATATCTGATAAACCACCTGATAAACCACCTAATAAACAACCAACGTCTCTTAAAAGTGATGATTTTAAAGATACCTTTGTGCATTTTACAGATGATGTAAAACATGACGACATTGATAATGTCGTGAATTATGATACTAATTCTTATTCATTTATATAAATAATATATATTGGATATGTTTTCTGAATACAATATATTCTTTATAAAAATAATATTATAATAATATTTTTATAAATAAATTTTTTAAGATACTAGTTGATTAGAAAATATTTCTTGTTCAACATTATATTTATAGATAGCAGTATTAACTTTTTTCTGTAAATCTTCTTTATTTTTATCAAATAAATTTTTGGATGGTGGATAAAATATATTAACCCACCACTTTGTTGCTTCAATTTGTTCTTCTCTATAATTATGATAATTATCTCCAAAATAATTATTTTCTTTAATATATTTAACAATTTTATTAATCATAATTTGTTGTGGATTTGCGATATTAATATTGATAAATTTAATTTTATTTTTGAAACTTTGAGGTATTATAAGATCTGGATAAATATCATATAAGAATCTTAATGTATTCATTTCTTCTAATACTTTTTGTAATGATTTAATTCTTTTATTTAATAAAGTAGAATCTTTTTTAGGATCATATTTAAATCCTTTACATATAACATATCTTTCAGAATCCGACATTCGTGAAAAATATGGTTTATATATATATGTTTCATTATAAAAACTTGATAATATATATAATAATTTAATAGTTGGTATTGTATAACTTTCAAATATTTTAAGTACAAAATTACCATCTTTTGCTTGAACATTGAGAGCAGTTATAATTTCACCTAATATTAATTTATATCCTTCTTGTTCTTGGAAATTAGGATCATCCCATTCTATTTCACCATCAGCTGTTACTAAATCAGCATATTGTTTAGACTTTTCAATATCTTTTTTAAATAAGCTAATTGTTTTAAGTTCTGTTATATCACCTGTTGATTTACCTTTTAATTGATTACTTTTACTTGGACTACTTGTATTTTGTATATTAATTAATCCTGGAGCTTGTTTATTATAAAATCCCATGAATTGTTTTCCCATTTCTAAATATTTTCCTTTATCAGAATGAATTTGTACACTAAAAATTTTATCATTTGATATTCCTGTTCCTAATTTTTCACGAAATAATATAACAGCTTGTATAAAAGGACCTGGTCCTTCAGATAATGCTGCATAAGTTATATCTTTTTTATCTACAAGATTAAACATGTATAACATTTCCCACATTTTATAGAAATTTCTTGATAAAATATCTGGTCTATCGTCTTTAATATTTAAATAATATTTGGTTATATTATTTAGTGAATCTTTGTGATCCGCAATATTTTCTTCAAACGGATTTACAACAAAATAAAAATTATTTTTAGATTTAAGATTTTTAGTGATTGACATTGCACTTTTAGTACGATGAAAATAATTATTAAATCCTAAACTGATTACTGGAATATTAATGGTTGAACTGGTTAATATGTTTTCAGTATCTGACTTTTCTAAAAAGTCGGAATTACCTGATTCAAGTTTAAAAATTACTGGGTCATACATTATTACTATATATAAATAATATAAAAATAATTTTAAATCAATTTTTTTTATTTTTTATACTTTATTTTCTATTGAATATGTATAAAAATATGCACCCTGTAAATAAGAATCTGCTAAATCATCTTTCTTTTTATGAGACTTAAAATGTGCAACAGATTCTGGTAAATGTTCTATTAATTCTAAACAATATTTAATTCCTAAAGTTTTTGTTAATTTATAAAAAGCTGCTCCAGGTGTGTGTTTTGCTTTTACTAATTGTTTTGTATCACCATCATCAATAATTTTAAGTTTATTTGACGGTGACATGAATTTAACATTAGTTATGTTTGATTTTGTAATTTCTTTATCAATAACTCCTCTAATTAAATAATAATCATAAATTGTAGTTGCTATAGATTTCATTCTAGGATTTTTAAAAGATGGTTGATTTTCAATAACAACGTAATCAGCACTTAATAAATTTGTACGTTTTTCTAATTCCATAATTAAATCGTATTTTACATCATCAAAATTAAGACATTTAGAACTTTTTGTTTTAAAAGGTTTCATTTGTAATAATTTTGTTTCTGTTTTAAATATTTGTTTTGCATGTGCATTACAATAATTATTATTTAATTTTGAATATCCTGATTTTTTAGCACATTGTTTGCTAGTTGATTTTGAATTAATTTTATAACAACAATTATCTGATTTATTTTTATCACACGCACAAAAATAAGTTTCAAAAGGTTCTATATCTGTATTAATTTTTTTACCATGAATTTTACAATAATATATTAGTTTATTATCTATTGCGTGAATTAAACTTGCTTTTAATCCACATTCACATTTTTCATCTATTCTTTTGGTTAAATCGATATTATTCCAATCAATAATACACCAATCAATATATTTAGTTCCATTTGGTTTAATAAATTCTTTCTTTGTTAATAAACAATATGATAAATGAATAATACCAACGTCAAAAGATAAAATTATAGGAAATTTTTGAGACATATATAAATATTATAAATTATAATCTTTATATAATTAATTTTTAACTTTGAATAATATTAAAAAATCTATTTAGGTACCGAACATAAATTAATTCCTAAATTTTTTTCATTTAACATGGTTGATTTTGATTGTTTTAAATTAGAAGGAGTTATTCCATAAATACTTTGACACATAATATGTGGGGATAAAAATGGATTACTATATGGTTTTGATGGATCAAACTTTAAACTTGGGCAATCTGTCCCTGGTCTGTTTAAACCATATAATTCATTTTCAACACTTGCTCTGGATTCAAATGGAATATTATTAGATTTTGTACAAGGTGCACATGATTCATATTTACCTTTGTATAATGAATATTCAAGTGGTTCAGTACTTTCTTTAATGGTTGTTGCGTATGCACACGAATCATATTTTAGACGATTAGAACTCATATATATATATATATAATTAGAAAAAATTATTTAATTTTTAATTTTAGATATCCATTGTGATAATATAACTTGAATAAAACCATGTGTATAAATATTAGTTTTAATAAAAGTTTTATCCAAGTTTTCATTTAATTCATTTTTTAATTTCTTAATATTAATATTTATATTGTTTTTATAAATATGTAAAATTAAAAATTTTATTTCTAAACTTAATAACCACGATAATTGTAAATTATTAAAATTAATGAAGGGGACTAAATTATATAAAATTATATCTATTTTTTTATTTGGACAACCTAATTTATATATAAAATCATGCTCAAGTTCTTCTTTTAATATAGCAATATATGTGTTCCTACAAGACTCGTCAAACGTTGCTATTAAATTATCTAATTTAGAAATTAATATTTTAAAACTAATATTATATTCTAAATTTTTTTCTTTTACTAATTCAACAGATATATTTTCTGTTGGATCAATATATTCAAATATCCAATTTAAATATTTAATATTATTATTGTCAGATGTTTTTAATATAAATATTTCTAATAAAATAATATCTAATTCATACCCACTATTAAAATATTTTTTATTTTCTCTAAATAATAAATGTTTTTTCATATTTGCTCCATAATATACTAAAAAATTAATTAAATTTGGATCTTTCGCCAAACACGCAAATTCTAATAAACTATGACCATGAACATTTGTTTGATCAATACATGCACCTATTTTTAACGCATGTTTAATAAATAATGTATCACCAAATATAATAGCACTATGAAGTGGTGTATTTCCATCGTTATTATAAATATTAAATTTTACATCTCCAAAATTATATTTTTTAATTTGTTCAATATCACCTGTTTCAATTATTTCAAATAATTCAGAATTATTTTGTATATTATTTTGTAATATTGGTAATTCAAATTCATGTTTAATAGTATTTGTTAAATACACAGAACACTGTGTTTCTGTTTCATCCATTATTAATGATAAATCTTTATTTATTCCTTTTTCATCTGTTTTAATTTCATTTAATATTTTAATACATTGTTTGAAATAATCACGAGACTTATCCATATCGACTTCATAATATTGTTTTGCTATTAAATATGATTTTAAACATTTATTAATTCTTTTTTTATCCATTATTAATCATTTTTAAAATATTAAAATTTTAAACACAACTAAATTAATAATTAAAAATAATTTTTTCACCAACAGTATTGTTGACTAATTGTATTTTATCACGCGTACTACATCCTCCTCTTGGTATAGACATTACTATATGTTTTGGATTTTGATAATCTCTATCTAAAAATTGAAATTTATGATCTAATAATTGATTATTTTCTTTTATACCATCACGAGATGCATTACCAAAATGTATATTGTTTGATACATCTAAATTACCAAATCCTCTACCAGGACCAATCGCACCTATATTATAATAAAAATTATCTTTATCATTTTTATTAAAATCTTTATTCATTATATTATAATATATTTTATATTTTATTACGACCCAATATATACGAATCTTTGACACAATCTTTACCATATGTTTTACAATTTCCGCTTTTACCATCATTTGTATAACACCATTTTGCAAATCCTTCCTGATCATTTACAATATCAATATTAGGGGCAGTATAGTAATTTCTATCATTTATTAATTTACCCCAAATATCAATAGAATCAAATTTTAAATGTGATCTATAATTTTTTCTAATTTCTTTTTTAAGTTCGTCATTTATTTTATATTTATTTGGTAAATTATTATCTTTAATTATTTCATTTGTTGATAAACATGATTTATTATTATTTGATGTTAAACATAAATCATCATTAATATTGTTATTTCCTGACATATTTTCTGACATATTTTCTGTTTGAGGTAATACATAATCAAATTTTGGTTGTGATTGTGTATATATAGGTGTTTTTTCTAAATTATTTTTAGAAAAATTTAAACTAGTTTTAGGATCACTATTTATAGATATATTATTTGGTAATAATTGCGAAAAAGTATTAGAATTTTTTAATGTATTATTAATTATATTATTCATAAAAGGATTTTCATTTGTTGTTCTCGTTAACAAAGAATTATTTACAGTTGATTTATTAAAAAAATAATTACTAATATTTAAATAATAACTAATAAATAGTAATAATAATGATATTAATAACCATTTAATATCTTGTTTAAATATTAATATTAATAATGAAAAATAAATAGCAAAACGCGCAATTGCATTTATATTATTAGATTTTGATAATGAATTATTTGGAATAAATTCATTTAAATTATTTAATAAAATTTCTGGATATTGATACCATATTTCTACCATTTATAAAATCTTAGATAATAAATTAAATTATATAAAAAATATTTTTTCTAATTATATATATATATGAGTTCCAATCGTTTAAGATATGATTCTTGTGCATACGCAACAACAATTAAAGAAAGCACGGAACCACTTGAATATTCGTTATACAAAGGTAAATATGAATCATGTGTGCCTTGTACAAAATCTAATAATATTCCATTTGAATCCAGAGCAAGTGTTGAAAATGAATTATATGGTTTAAATAGACTAAATTCAGATTGCCCAAGTTTAAAATTTGATCCATCAAAACCATATAGTAATCCATTTTTATCCCCACATATTATGTGTCAAAGTATTTATGGTATAACTCCTTCTAATTTAAAACAATCGACATCAACCATGTTAAATGAAAAAAATTTAGGAATTAATGTATGTCCAAACACTAGTGATATAGGGAATACCAATGTTATTGAAAAATTTACTAACAAAGCAGAAGTTCCATTAATTCCATTATTTTTGTTATTAAAAGGTTATAATAATACAACTGATAAAAGTATTGTTATGAATTTAAACGATAAAGTAGAACCTGGTATTGATAGCAACAAAGTATTACGTGCTATACGTGATAATACATCACAAATTGATATTAAAGATTATTATAAATCAAACATCACATCAACAGATATGAATAATTTGAATAAAAAGATATCCCAGTATAATTCATGTGCTTTAAATCAAATGTAAAAAAATTGATTTTTCATGTTTATACAGGTTATATAAAATAAAAGTAGATGGAACCAATTATGAAAAACGATATTCCAATTTCCTTCCCCCGTGGGGAAGGCGTTCATCCTGCGGAAACGCCGGGTAACACCGCCCAGACCCCCTCTAAGGAGGCGGCTGCGAGCGTAGGTCCAGCGGCAACGCTGGGTAACACCGTCCAGTCCACCTCTACGAGTGGGACTGCGACCGTTAATAGTAACGAAAACACAACACATGGTGGTAAAGGTGCTGGTGGTGGTCTCCCGATGCGTTCTACGCAGGGTGGCAAAGGTGGCAAAGGTGTCGCTGACGTTTGTGAAAGCTACCCGTCGCGTTCTACGCGGGGTGGCAAAGGTGGCAAAGGTGGCAAAGGTGTCGCTGACGTTTGTGAAAGCTACCCGTCGCGTTCTACGCGGGGTGGCAAAGGTGGCAAAGGTGGCAAAGGTGGCAAAGGTGCCGCTGACGATAGTATCCGCCCCCCGATGCGTTCTACGCAGGGTGGCAAAGGTGGCGGCAAAGGTGGTGGCAAAGGTGGCGGCAAAGGTGCCGCTGACTATGGTGCTGTCATCAAAGGTGCTGGCGGCAAAGGTGGTGGCAATGGTGCCGATGACGATTGGACTACAGTAGGACCACGCACACGCCCACCACGCCCACCACCCCCTATTAAAAAACCGTGTTGTTTGTCGAACACCGTGTGTCTCAGTCTCATTGATGGAGAAAAAAGGCTAGTTTGCGGTCTTTGGGCGACGGAATGTGCGGTTGGGCGATGTTCTGGAATGAAGTGTTCGCATCGACAGGACAATCCTTGTCACGGAGAAGGAAAAGGACCCCGTTTTATGTCGTGTGATAACTGGATGAACTATGGTCAATGCGACAACCCTAAATGTCACAAAAAACATTACCCGGAGTTTCAAGGAGCAACGAGTGGTCCTAAATGGGTACCTCAGGTGCAGGCTGCACTGGCTGCACTGGTTGCACAGGCTGCGCAGGTGGTGGGAACGGGACGACGTAATGTTTCAGGACATGATACTCGGCAACGCCCAACTGCGCTATGTCGGGCTATTGTTAACAACAGTACTTGTCACAACCCAAGGTGTTCGTTCGCTCATACCGTTGAACAGATTTGTGAGAAACAATCTTTTGAAACTATTAGCAGGTGGATTGCTGGTAAAGAGGACATACCAATTCTCGAACTTCAAACGTTTTTGGATTACCAGTTCACAACGCACAAGTCCGAAATCGACGCGGCATTCCTTCACCATTATCAACGTAGATCTGGGATCGATGAATTTTGCGGAGAGAATTCGTTTGTGATGATGCTTGGAGTGGTTGCCGCTATGGGAAATATGTGTGAGTACACGCCAGATGTAAATGGACTGATGCGTCGTGGTCAGTCTATTTCTCCATATATTGGACTTACTCCACAACAGATCGAAATATTATCTTGTCTCCACGCTCGTTTATTGGGTCCTTGTAAGAAAGAGTTACGCACCCAAGAATTATTAGCTTGCGATGAACTTGTTCCAGAATCTACAAAGTGTCGGCATGGTCCCAACTGTTTCCATGGACCTCATCACAACGTCCCACGGGTGTGTAAAACCTTTTTTTTCGATGGCGAATGTTCATGCAAGTCTCCAGAGATTGAAGCAGTTCAGAAACTCCAGATTGAGGAAGACATCAAGATATTGCGATCGGCACTCGATGATACGAAAAACAAGCAGGAGATCACTAGTATCAAGAAGCAGATTATCTCTCATATGAGAGATTTGAGGGGTCTAGGAAAGGGTCATGTCTACGGCGGTTTTGTATCAATCAATGACGGGAAAAAGGATATCAGTATGGGACACGATTTGCCGTCAAAGAACCTGTTCGATCATGGCCTCATTGACAACACGTCGATTCGTGAATTTATCAAGAGAAAGACCGAACAAACCCGCCTCGAAAAGGCTGCGATGAAGATCGTCAAGTGGTTTCGAATTCTACGATACAAAATGTACCGGTCATCCTTGACGCCCTTCACCAACATTATTCATTATGAATACCTCAAGACTGGTGCATATTTCCAAGGGGTGTCTGTTGAACAGTTCGAAATAGATCTTGTAAAGTTCACAAATTGGTATTGCTATTGGCGGGTGCGGGAACCGATCTACAAAAAGTTTGTTTTGTTCGTTGATCGCAAGACTCATTATTGGGAATCCAACTGCGAAGAACTTCTGATAGACTATGGCGGTTTACATGAATGGCTCCTCGATATGCCTCGACACAAAGATCCTAAGGTCATGGGAGAATATCTCAACGTTCCGAGCAGCATGTTTGATTTGTATAACAATGCTTGCAGTCCAGGATTTTCTAGAACGTTTCCTGAATGGGTCGAACACAACCCAGAAATCAAGAAAGTTGTTGAACTTGTTCTGAAATATGGGATTAGTGGTTACCGCGCGAAACAGTACATTGAGATGGGATGTGAAAACATGGGACTTTTGGTTGAAGAGTTTATGTTATACAGGACAGACGTGGTGAGACAATGGTACAAAGTCAACCTAGAACTTCCGTATTTGAAAATGGCACCTGTCAATATCGCAACGTTTCAAGAGAATGAAGAGTTTTACAACAAATTCATCCTTAATGGTTTTTGGGAACAATACAATGGTGATTTCAACAAGTTTGTTAAAGATAACAAAAATGGGTGGTGTTTTATCCCTAAATCATCGTCTTTGAACCCGTCTGAGAATGCAAAATGCGTTGCGCGTCTAAAGGAACAAGAGGAACAAATGGCTATTATTCATGAGAAGCAGAAGGAAATCATGGATGAAAAAGCAGCGGTGAAGAAGAAAAAGTTAGCAAAGTTGCTGGCGGCTCGACTTGATGCAAAGGCTGAGGAGAAGAAAAGGTTAGCAAGGTTGCGGTCGACTCGACTTGCAGCAAAGGCTGAGAAGTCGGACGATGACTCTGACTCTGACGATGACTCTTCTATCTCTTCTAGCTCTTCTGGCTCTTCTAGCTCTTCTAGCTCATCTGGCTCTTCTGATGACTCTGACTCTGACTCTGATGATGAGTCTGGCGATGACTCTGACGATGAGTTGGGTGATAAGTCGGGTGATAAGTCGGACGATGACTCTTCTGTCTCTTTTGAAGAACCAGTTGATGATTTAGAAGAGTTTGATATTGGTCTTGAGCAGCAATTGGATGAAAAGTTTGCGGATGGTGCGCAACCTCTTAATGCGATATTGTCTCTTCCATCTGGACAGTTGTATGTGTGCCTATGCAAGGGACGTGGTTACACGATGAAAATTGGTCCATTTCCCGATGCTGCGATCGCCGATATTGTGAAAGATGACGTCCACATGTTTGCAAAGAAGTTTGGACGGAACCTGAAACCACATGTCGAGAGTGATTTGCGTCCAGAAGGAACACCTTCTTATAATGTCGTTTGTGGAGTCACAAAGCCAAAGCCACAGTCCGACAAGCAAGGGGATGTGCCGGATAAGTGGGTCTTGGATATGGTCCATTATTTGTGCAAGAACAGTATGTATCCAATGCCTGAGAACACGTTTCACACGAACATCATGCATATCGAACAACTCCTCAACGCGTTTGTTTCTGCACCGATTGTCGTGAAAAAATTAACCAAGGCAACACCTCCACCTCCAAAGAAGCTTGGTGGAAAGAAGGTGCAACCTTGGACTCACAAAAAGGTAGTGGTGGTTTAGTGATAGAAGGTAGTGATGGATGATGGTGCAACCTTGAGTCTAGCCAACAAAAGGCGAGTAGTGGTTTAGTGATAGAAGGTAGTGATGAAGGATGGTGCAACCTTGAGTCTAGCCAGCAAAAGACGAGTGGTGGTTTAGTGATAGAAGGTAGCGATGGAGGATGGTGAGATAGAGGGTAGAGGATAGTGATGATAGAGAAACAAAAAAAATATTTTATAAATTTTTATAAAATATTTTTTTAACATTTTTTTAAACCATTTAATACAATTTATTTTCAGGCACTTTTGAAAATTTTACTAAATTACTACTATGAAATATT